GCCGAAAAGCCCGCCGCCGAAAAGGAGAAATAAGCCATGGCAGAGACTTTTCTGCACGGCGTCGAGGTCGTCCAGATCGACGACGGCCCGCGCCCGATTCAGACCGTTCGCTCGAGCGTCATCGGCGTGGTCGGCACCGCACCGGATGCCGACGCGGCGAAGTTCCCGTTTAACACGCCGGTGATGATTGCCGGCAGTCGCCTGGAAGCCGCCGCCCTCGATACCGTGGGCGATGGCGCGGGCACTCTGCCCGATGCAATGGACGCCATCTTCGACCAGGCGGGTGCCGTGGTGGTGGTGATCCGCGTTGAGGAGGGCATCGACGATGCCGCAACCCGCACCAACATCATTGGCGGAGTCGACGCCGAGACCGGAGCCTACACCGGGGTGCAGGCTTTTCTTGCCGCCGAGACGGCGGTGGGCGTGGCGCCGCGCATTCTGTGCGTGCCGGGCTTTACCGGCGAGCGGCCGGAAGATCCGGCGACGCCGGGCACCTATCTGGCCAACCCGGTGGTGGCTGAGTTGCTGGGCATTGCCGACCGGCTGCGGGCGGTGATTATCGCCGACGGGCCGGACACCAACGATGCCGACGCCCAGACCTACGCGCAGGACTTCGGCAGCAAGCGGGTCTATGTGGTTGACCCCGGCGTCAAGGTGCTCGACACCGATGGCAGTTTTGTCAACGAGCCGGCCAGCGCGCGGGTGGCGGGGATTATCGCCAAGTCAGACGCGGAGCGCGGCTTCTGGTGGAGCCCGTCGAACCGGCAGATCTACGGCATCGTGGGGACAACCCGCGCTGTCGACTTTGCCCTGGGCGATGCCAACGCCCGCGCCAACCTGCTTAACGAGGGCAGCATCGCAACCATTATCCGCCAGGACGGTTTCAGGCTGTGGGGCAACCGCACCCTGTCGGACGACCCGAAGTGGGCGTTTCTCTCGGTGGTGCGCACCGCCGACATGATCAACGAGAGCCTGCTGCGCGCGCACCTGTGGGCGGTGGACCGCAACATCACCAAGACCTATCTGGAAGATGTGGTCGAGGGGGTCAACGCTTATCTCTCGCACCTGACGCAGATCGGCGCGATCCTGGGCGGGCGCTGCTGGGCGAACCCGGATCTCAATACCCCGTCGCAGCTTGAGGCGGGCAAGGTCTATTTCGATTTCGACTTCACGCCGCCGACGCCGGCCGAGCATGTGACGTTCCGCTCGCGGCTGGTCAACGATTACTTTGAGGAGGTTGTCTGATGTTGGATCAAATCCTGAAAAACATGAACCTCTTCGTCGATGGCCGTGGCTACGCGGGCAACGTGCAGGAGATGGAGCCGCCGACGCTGACGGTGCAGACCGAGGAGTATCGCGGCGGCGGCATGGACGCCCCGGTCAACCTCGACATGGGCATGGAGGCGCTGGAGTGCAGCTTTACGCTGACCCAGTACGACAAGGACGTGCTCAAGCAGTTCGGCCTGGCCATCGGAAGCGTGACCCCGCTGACCATGCGCGGGCATGTGGAGAGCGACGACGGCACCACGGAGCCGATCGTGATCAACATGCGCGGCAAGATCACCACCATGGAGTACGGCACCTGGACGCCGGGCGAGAAGGCCACGCTGCAAGCCACGGTGAGCCTGCGTTACTACAAGTACACCCAGGGCGGCGAGGTGCTGCACGAGATCGACGTGCCCGGCATGAAGCGCATTATCGGCGGGGTCGACCAGCTGGCTGAGATGCGCGCCAATCTTGGAATCTAACACGTTTCGCCACAGGGTGCGCCGCGCCCTGTGGCTGGAGGATTTATGCAGGAGATCGAACTGAAGCACCCCGTTGAGGTCGACGGTAAGAATATCACCCACCTCTCCATGCGCCGGCCCAAGGTTAAGGACCAGCTGGCAGCGGACAAAGCCAGCGGCAACGACGCCCATAAAGAGGTGCGCCTGTTCGCGAACCTCTGCGAAGAGTCGCCCGCAGTCATCGAGGAGCTGGATCTGGCCGACTACCGCCAGCTGCAGGAGGCCTATAGCGGTTTTTTGTCTTAAGCCCGGCAGAGCTGCGGCGGGCGGTGCTGGTGGCTAACAGCTATACGCGCTGGAGCTATGGCGAGCTGATGGAGATGGCGGTGGAGGAGTTGCAGCAGTGGCTGGGCGAGATTCGCAGGCTGTACCGAAAGAAAGGTTAGCGGATGAATAGCCGGGCCGCGACTCCGGCAATAAAGGCCAGGGGGAGGCTTGCGGGGACCGCGAGAAGGAACCCGGCGGCCGCGCAGGCGGCAGCGCTTGAGGCCGGCGAGAGCCGCGCGACGGCAAAAGCGAGAACGCCCCATAAGGGGATAAACAGCAGCAGGCCTGGGAGATTGTAACGCATGGCTAAAAACCTCGCTCTCGGTGTGGTCATTGGCGCTTCGCTTTCCGGCGGATTTCATTCCGCGATCGGCGGCGCCAGAGACAAGTTTAACACACTGGGCAAGGAAATCGAATCCCTGTCGGGGCAGCGCAAGCTGATTGAGAAGTTCGAGGCCGACCAGGCGTCTCTGGAAAAGACGCGCCTGGAACTGGGGAAGACCCAGAAGCAGGTCGGAAAGCTCAAGCTTGCGCTGCGCAAAGATCCCGCCGACGAGGGAACGGCCAAGGCGCTGGCGCAGACCCAGGCGAAAGCTGAGAAGCTCTCGGCCTCGGTCGACAAGCAGAGATCCGCCCTGGACCGCAGCCGCCGTGCGATGTCGCAGGCGGGGGTGCGCGTCGGCAAGCTTTCCGGGGAATATGGCCGCCTGGGGCGGTCGTTGGACGATGTGCGTGCCAAGCATGGCCGCATGCAGCGGCAAATGGAGAGAAAGAGCGCGGCGGGGGCCAGGCTGCGCGAGATGCGCGGGCAGATTGCCGGCGTGGCCGGAGCGCTCTACACGGCGGGACGTATGATCGGCCAGGCGGCTGATTTTGAGCAGGCCGAGGTCAGGCTGTCGACGGTGCTCAATACCGACAACCTGCCGGGAGATATCGCGGCAGCTCGACAGCATGCGCTTGATTTTGCGCGCAAAGGGCTGTCGAGCGAAACGCAGATGCTCGACATCCAGTATGCCCTCAATTCAGCGGGCCTTGATGCAGGCGCCGCCAGGGCGGGTTCGGAGATCGTCGCCAAGGTCGCCAAGGTCACCGACGGCGCGGCCGAGGGCGTGGGCGAGGTGATCGCCACTACGTTCAACAACCTGGGCGCGAGCCTGGAAGGGTCGACGCAGGAGCGGCTGACGCGCATCGGCGAGCTGCTGACCAAGACGCAGTTCAAGTTTCAGATCCGCAACTTCGACCAGCTCGGCGAATCCCTTAAGTACGCGACCCCCTCTCTTGCGCAGTTCGGCGTGGAGTTGGACCAGGGGCTGACCCTGCTGGGCGCTTTGAATTCGGCCGGCATGCAGGGCTCGATGGCCGGGACGTCTCTGGCCGCGACCTTCCGCCAGCTGGGCAAGGCATCTGAAGAGTTCGGTTTCGAGATCGTGCGCGGCGCTGACGGCAACATGGACTTTATCGCCACGCTGGAGAATCTCTCTGACAGTATCGGCGGGTTCGAGGGGCTGGACCAGGAGACCATCGACCGGCTGCAGAAGGCCTTTGGCGAAGAGGGGCAGCGCGGCGTGGTGCTGCTGGGGCGCAAGCTCAAGGAGCTGCGGGCCGCGCAGGACGATGTGGCGCAGGGCAGCAAGGGGCTGGTGGACGAAAGCTACCAGCGCTTTCTCGAGTCGACCAGCGGTCAGCTGACGGTGCTGACCAATAACCTGCGCATCGTGGGGACGACATTTGCCGGCACGCTGCTGCCCGCGATCAACTCGGTGGTCAAGCCTCTGGCCTCTGTCGCCCAGTGGGCCGGTGCGCTGATCGAGCGCTTCCCCTGGATCGGCCGGTTGATCGGCGGCGTGGTGGCCGGCATCGGTACTTTTGTGATCGGCCTGACGGCGGTGACGGCGGCCACCTGGTTGTGGAACGCGGCACTGCTGGCCAACCCCATCGGCCTGGTGGTGGCGGCGGTGGTGGGCGCTGTGGCTGCGATTGTGACTTTCTGGGAGCCGATTACCGACTTTTTTAAGGGGCTTTGGGGTGGCATTAAAGAGATATTCACCGACGGTGTAAAGTTTCTGACCAAGGTCTGGGAGATGAGCCCGCTGGGGCTGTTGTTCAAGGCGGGCAACAAGCTGGCGGGGTTTGTCGGGGGGCTGTTCGGCGGGGACGACCCGGAGAAGCCTTCAGCGCGCGATGACCGGCCCGAGGAGGCCGAGAAGCCAAGGCGCAGCGGCCGGCTGGCGAAAGCGGCCGGGGCTGCTGCGGTTGGGGCGACTCTTGCGGCTGCGCCTGTGGCGGCAGAGCCTGTCGAAATGCAAGGTCTGGTTAGCGTACAGCCTGTTGTTCAGCCGGTGCGGATGCCTGAGATGCAAGGTCGGGTTAGCGTACAGCCTGTTGTTCAGCCGGTGCGGATGCCTGAGATGCAAGGCAGCGCCAGGGTGCAGCCTGTTGTTCAGCCGGTGCGGATGCCCGAGATGCAGGGCCGGGCAATCGTCGAACCGATGATGCAGCCCGCCCACGGCGGCAGTGAGAGGGTCGAGCACAGCACTACGATTAATGCGCCGATCACTGTCAATGCGGCGCCGGGCATGTCTGAGAAAGACCTGGCGCGCGAGGTGTCCAGAGCGCTCGATGAACGGGAGCGCCAAGCGCAGGCGAGAAGGCGGGGGCGGCTCTATGACTGAGATCATGATGGCTTTGGGACCGTATCGCTTCGCGGTGGACTCATCCGCCTATCAGCAGCTGGTGCGCAGCTCGCAGTACCGGTGGCCTTCTCAGGAGCGCATCGGGCGCAGGCCGGCCAGGCAGTTTGTCGGGCACGGCGAGGATACGGTGACGCTTTCGGGGGTTGTTCACCCGCATTATGCGGGAGGACTGGGGCAAGTCGATCGTATGCGCGAGATGGCGGGCCGGGGGCTGCCGTTGCGGCTTGCCGACGGTCGCGGAAAGATCTGGGGGCTGTGGTGCATTGAGGGCATCGATGAGACTCGCAGCGTGTTTTTCGCCAATGGAGATCCGCGCAAAATAGAATTCAGCCTGACTCTGGTGCACTACGGGGAGGATGTGTAATGCAGACCTACCGCACGCGCGATGGCGACATGCTCGACTGGATCTGTCATAAGCATTACGGGCGCACCGAGGGGGCAGTGGAAGCGGTGCTGGAGAAAAACCCGGGGCTGGCGGAGAAGGGCCCCATGTACGAGGCGGGGCTGTTGATCAAATTACCAGATCTGCCGACAGCGCAGGCTGAAACCGTGGTGAGGCTCTGGGACTGATGACACCTGATTTTCGCATTATCGCTGACTCGACCGATATCACCGCCGCAATTCGCGATCGGCTGCTGTCGCTGTCGGTGACCGATGTCGCAGGCATCGAGAGCGACACGGTGGAGATTGCGCTGGACGACCGCGACGGGGTGATCGCCCTGCCGCGCACCGGGGCGGAGCTTGAGGTCGGCCTCGGCTACAAGGAGACAGGCGTGCTGACCATGGGCCGTTTTGTGGTGGACGAAGTCTCGCTTTCCGGGCCGCCGCAGGCCTTGACGATTCGCGCCCGCGCGGCCGATCTGCGCCAGGGTCTCAAGAAGCCGCGCACCCGGCCCTGGGAGAATGTGAGTGTGGGCGATATCGTCGCCAGCATCGCCGGGGAGCATGGCTACCAGCCTAAAGTGGCTGAAGCGCTGGCATCGGAGGTGATTGCCCATATCGACCAGGTGGACGAATCGGATTTAAACTTTTTGACCCGACTGGCCCGGGATCGTGGCGCGATCGCCAAGCCCGCAGGCGGCCTGCTGCTTTTCGTGCCGCCCGGCGAAGCGAAAAGCGCAAGCGGTAAAGACCTGCCAGAGGTGAGGCTGTCTGCTGATCGGATCTCGCGCTGGGAGGTGACTTTGGCCGAGCGCGGCAAGTACCTTGCCGTGACGGCCAGGTGGTTCGACCAGGCGGCTGCCGAGGAGCAGCCCGTAACCGCTGGCTCTGGTGAGCCGGTCTTTACCATCGGTCGCCGCTACCCGGACCGGGCGGCAGCGGAGAGCGCCGCCAAGGCCCGACTGGAGTCTTTTTCGCGGGGGCTGGCCACCCTGCGCCTGACCTGCCCCGGCGATCCGCTGCTGGTGGCCGAGAGCCGCCTCACGCTCTCGGGCGTGCGTCACGGCGTCGACGCCGCCTGGAGCGTGACGCGGGTTGCGCATCGTCTGGACTCGAATGGGTATGTGTGCGACCTCGAGGCAGAGACGCCAAAGGAGAGCGCATGAACGGCATGGACGCCCTGACCGGAAAAGCCTTAAGCGGCATTGATCATCTGCACCAGAGCGTGCGCGACATTCTGACGACGCCGATCGGAAGCCGTGTGATGCGAAGAGACTACGGCAGCCGGCTGTTTGAGCTGGTGGACCGGCCGACCAGCCCGGCGCTGATGGTTGAAATCTATGCGGCTACCGCAGAGGCGCTGGCCAAGTGGGAGCCGCGCATCAAGGTGGAGAGCGTGCAGGCCGAAAGCGCCGCATCGGGTCGTGTCAGCTTAACCCTGACCGGGCGCTATCTGCCTGATGGGCAGGAAATCAAACTTGAAGGGATCGTGGTATGAGCACCCCTATTGACCTGTCACTGCTTATTGCGCCACAGGTCGTGGAAGAGCTGGATTTTGAGGAGATTCTGGCGGCCATGCTGGCCGATCTGCGCAGCCGTGACCCGCAGTTTGACGCCCTGGTCGAGAGCGACCCGGCCTACAAGATTCTGGAGGTCGCTGCCTACCGGGAACTGCTGTTGCGCCAGCGCGTCAATGACGCCGCGCGGTCGGTGATGCTGGCCTATGCCGAGGGCAGCGATCTTGATCAGCTCGCCGCCCTCTATGGTGTGCAGCGCCTGGTGGTCGACCCTGGCGACCCCGCCGCCGTGCCGCCGGTTGCCCCCACCTATGAGAGCGATACTGCTCTGCGCCGGCGGGTGCAGCTGGCCCCGGAGAGTTGGACCAGCGCCGGCAGCCGGGGAGCTTATCAATACCACGGCATGACCGCTGACCCGCAGGTCAAGGATGTCGGTGTTTATTCGCCATCTCCCGGAGAGGTATTGGTTACCGTATTGAGCACTGTCGGTGGCGGAACTGCAAGCGACTCCCTGCTGGCCGCAGTTGACGCTGCCCTGTCCGCCGAGACGGTGCGCCCTTTGTGCGACGGGGTTACGGTGCAGACAGCCCAGATTGTTAACTACACAATTCAAGCAGCCCTGACCCTCCATCAGGGGCCGGACGCCGAGACGGTGCGTCAGGAGGCCCTGGCCGCAGCGCAAAACTACGCGACCCAGACACACCGCCTGGGTCGCGACGTGACCCTGTCCGGCGTTTATGCGGCCCTCCACCAGCCTGGTGTGCAGCGCGTGCGGCTGATCTCTCCTTTGGCCGATCTGGTGATATCTCCGCAGCAAGCGGCCTGGTGTACCGATATCATCGTGGTCGTGGAGGGTCGTGGTGAGTAATACGCTGCTACCACCCAACACCACCGCTGCCGAGCGCGCCCTTGAGGCGGCCACGGCCCGGACTACAGAGATACCGGTTCCGGTGGGCGACCTCTGGAACCCACAAACTTGTCCTGCTGATGCGCTGCCCTGGCTGGCCTGGGCGCTGTCGGTCGATGTCTGGGACAGCAATTGGAGCGTTGATGTTAAGCGCTCAGTGATTGCCGAAAGCATTGCTATCCACCGCCGCAAAGGGACGGTCTGGGCGGTACGCGAAGCCCTGCGCAGTGCCGGTTATGCCGAAGCCACGGTCAGTGAGGGCCTGCCCCAACTGACCCACGACGGCACCCAGCTCTACAGCGGCGAGGAAACCTATTTTGGCGGCAGCCGCTGGGCGCTCTTTGATGTGCTGGTCGATCTTGGTGAATACGAAGGGGTTGATGCCGGTGCCCGCTCACGCATGGCGGCCCTGATCGATATGGCCAAGCCGGTGAGTCGCCATCTGCGCGAAGTGAGGTTTTCGGCCGAGCTAGCCGATGAGCTGCCACAGGGTGAAGCTACCACCACGACGGTCAGCCCGGCCCTTGAAGAAGAGGCCCACTTCGGCCTGACCTATGGCGGCCAGATTCAGCATGACCAGGCGCGGCTTATCGAGGGGTTTGATCCGGTTGGCTTTGATGGCACCTGGCGCTACGACGCAGAGCAGGGCTACAGCGGCCAGAGCAAATACAGCCTCTGGGATGTGACTGGATCTCTGCACGACAACGAGCGCAGCGCTTTTGAGCTGGGCGCGCTAGAACTTGCCGCCGCCGACAGCTGGAGCAAGGGAGCCCCCCTGGCCGATGGCCTCAGCGTGTATGACGGGTCGGGGCGTTACGGCACCCCGGGTACTACGCCGCAAGACGTGATGGCCATCACCTTGACTCGCCAGGTGCGCCACAATGGCCGCCACCACCACAATGGATTACGGCACCACGCCGCCAGCAATACCGAACACCTATCAGCATAAGGAGCAATAGCCATGGAGTTAAAAGATAGCGCCGCTGCCCCGGTCGGCACCCTGCGAGTGCAGGTTTTCCGCGATGGCAGACTGATTGACGAGTTTGAGGATAAAAACCTGATCGTCAATGGAGCCAGAGACGCCCACGCGCGATTGATTGGCGGTGATGGTGGCGGGAAAATTATTACCAAGATAGGCTTTGGCACGGGCTCCACAGTAGCAAGCCCCAACGACACCGGCCTCTCTGGCGCCTACGAGAAAAACATCGGGGCAAGAACCTATCCGGCCACTGGCCAGGTGCGCTTTGCCTGGACGCTGGCGACATCTGAGGCCAACGGCAAGGCGATCCGCGAGTTTGGCCTGATCTGTTCCGACGGGACGCTCTATTCACGCAAGGTGCGCGGCGTCATCGAAAAAGAGTCGGATATCAGCCTGTCGGGAACCTGGACTATCAGCTTTTAATTGATCACTAACCGCCACGGAAAGGAAAAACACAATGGCAAACCTTGCAGAACAAAATACTTGGGAGCCTGGCATTTACCAGATAGAGACCACCGATCCGGTTGTCGGCGGCCCCAACGGCATCAGCAACGTGCAGGGGAAACAGCTCGGCAACCGCACGCGGTACTTAAAAGACAGGGTCGATGAGCTGCAAGCCCTCGCCGAAGGGGTTGACACTGAAGCACAAAACGCCATCGTCGCCGCCATTGCGCAGGCCCTCTCTATTTCCGGCGTCAACGCGCAGAGCATCGAGCACCTGCGCAAGCGGGCGCTGGCGCAAGGGACGGTGGTTCTCAAGAACAAGTGGGTCATCTCGGGGATGGTGCTGACCAAGGCCGACATCCGCGCTCTGCACCTCTCGGCCACCGGCACCGTCGGCTCCGGGGTCAGCCGCGCCTGGTCGGACGGCGCCGTGCGCACCCTCGTCGACGACGACTATCACGTGAGTGTGCCGACCAATCCCGGCGCGACGACCAAGACGTATTTCGCCTACCTCATCAACGAAGGGGGAGCTTACCGCGTCAATGTCGGCGAGACGGTCCCCGACACCGGCCTGCTCCTCTACGAGCTCAGCATCCCCGCAGGGGACACCACCAACAACCTGGCGGCCGTTACCCTGACCGACCGTCGCACCGTCCAGGACTACAACGGCTGGGTTATCGGCACCGTGCAGGATGTCTATGTGCCGCTGCCGGCACCGATGCCGAACGCCCCCGACTACGCCGTCGATCTCATGGTGGAGTCGGCCGCCGATCCGGGGGCTGTGGGGCAACTGGAGATCGCAGAGCGGCAGCAGAACGGATTCCGGATCAGAATTC